GGTATGTTCTATTTCATCAGCGGGTGACGACTTGTGCAATGCACTAAAGCCTACGTCAGCAGGTGGCGACTTTAAGCTTCAGCCAATCAATCATGTCAACAATAGTATGTCCTGTAGTGAAGGAGATATTGTTGTGGAGAACGTAATGTCCTGTAGTGAAGGAGATTGCGTTAGCCAGACTGATTCCAAAATTAATTATGTCAACACTAGTGTTTCCTGTAGTGAAGGAAATATTGGAGTGAGTAATGTACTGTCCTGTAGTGAGGGAGAGTGCTTTAATCAGACTAATTTTGAAAACGTTAAATTTGATTCAGGTGTCTGTAGTGAGGACATCGAAAATCTTATGATAATGTATAAACAAAGTGTTTTAAATTGGAAACAATTTATTACAAATAAAATTAAAAATAATAGCGGTGACAACAACTATGTTATTAGTAATAATAATGGAAAGCCAAATGTTGCGAGCGGTACCTACAACTCTAATAAGCCTTATGTAGGATATATATTAAACGAAAATGACAAAGATAATTCAAATTGTTTAATTCAAAAGACTAAAAAGTCTTTAATAAAAAATAAAAAGAAAAAGAAAAATAAAATCAGGAGAAGTACAAGTCCTGTGGAAATAAAATGTGCGACTTACGGTTTTAACACTATTACCAACCGTAAGGAAAAATTGTTTAAATGCCAAAGTGATGACATGAAATATATTAATCAATGGAATTTAATGGATATAGTTAATTTTAGAAAAGATTGTTCAAAATTTAATTACGATACGGAAAAGGACTTATTGAAACAATATATTAAAAATATAATGCCAGTCAATGTGACGCTAGATTGTACTAATAATGATGTTGCATTTTATGTACAAATGTGTTTAAATTTGAGATTAGTTAAAACATTTTTAACAATTAATAATAAACAAGTAGATGTTTATCCGTACTTTATAAATAAAGAAAAATGTGGTAGCGCTTATGTTAAAAATAAAACAATTAATATAAAATTATTATTAGAAAATGTTAAAAAGTTAGATAAAGGAAAACAACATCAAGTGATTAAAATGATATTTAAAGATATAAATTACAATTTTAATAGGACGTATGAAAGAAATTCTCTTAAAGAGTTTAAAGAATTGTTAGATTTGTGTGATTTCTTGAACATTGATGTAAAAGAAGCTCGAAATTTAATAGCTACAAGATATGATAGACGACAGAAATTCCTACGATGTGAAGATAAGTTTAAGAATTTTAACGCTCAGATGGATAATGAAAATTGTACTGATGTTATGAAACAAAATAACATGGATATAAAATACTCTAATAAAAACATTTCACTTAATAAACTGTATATAAATAAGATAATTAACCATTGGAAGAAAAAATTTTTTGAGAATGTTAATATCAATATCAATAAATCTACAATAAAAAGTGATCGTTTTATATTTTCAGCACAAATGGATAATAAAGATAAAGAGAAATTAGGCAAAATTGAACGAGTCAAACAGTGGGCTAAAGATGGTTTAAAAGAAGTAGCTCGTGATTCAGTTCCTCCAGCTATGTTAGAAAATATGAATATACTTACAGATGCGACTTTAAATTTGTATAACACGGAAGTTAAAACAACGTTACAAGGATTAAATAAAACGAGTACTGTTATTAGGGAAGCTGCAGTTCCAGCATTAGATAAATTACAACAAACTGCAGATGCTATTAAATTAGCAACAGAGGATTTTGGACTTAAAATTCAAACTGTGTTTACGAAAGTACAGGGAATGTTGAGTGCAGCATCTTCATTAGACACTTTAATAAGTAATATAATGAACGTTTTCGCGTTTGTATGTGCTATAAAAGAAAAGTGTTCTTTAACATTGATTAGCTTAACAGCTTATAATATGATGAGAGGAATAGTACCTCTTGTGGATTTGAAAGGTTTTACTGAAAGCCTTAAGAATTATTTGGATCTAGCAAGTAAAAACATATTTAAAGCTCAATCAGATAGTGATGATTGTATTGTCAAAGCGATATCAAAAAATATATGGTTAACATTTAAACATGCCTTTTGTGCAATGGATAAAAAGACTTTTGAGAGTTTTAATGTTAATACCAAGAAAATAGAAAGTGTTTCGAGATTCTTGAAAGCTATGTTTGGCTGCCAAAATCTTACTTCGATGGGATTTAGTTTACTTGATATAATATTTACTAATTTTGAAAAGTATTATAATAAATTTTTAGGTATTCCTAATTATTCTAATATAGTTGATTTTGGAGAATTAGAAAAGAAGGTTAGGGATATGGAAAAACAAGGCTATGATAAACGGTGTCAATTAGAACAAGTGAGTGCTAATAAAGTAGTCGAACTGAGACAAGAAATACAAAAATTTCTTATGGAGAATAAAAGAAATTTTTTACAAACTGAGTTAGAAGAATTAAGAGATATTAAAAAAGTAGTTCAAACATGGTATGATAATATTCCAGTGTATTTAATGAGTAACACGGCTATACAAAGACCTCAGCCTGTTCATTTAAATTTTTATGGGGCACCTGGTATTGGTAAAACTTCAGTAATTGTTCCTATACTAGCTTCGAAATTGTCAAAGGTTTTGCAATTAGCAAGTGATTATGAAAAACCATCTACATTATGCTTTGAATGGCCCTTGGGTCAAGAGTTTAAACAAGGTTATAATAACCAGCCAATTGTTACAATAACTGATATGTTTCAAGCTTATAAGAACTCCGATAAAACGGATAAATCTATAGACGAGTTAACTAGAATGTGTGATGGTAATGCATATCCTGTTAATGTTGCGGATTTAGGTCCAAATGGTAAAGGAAAAAATTTCTTCGGTTCATCTGTTATTATTACCGATTGTCAACAGGATCTTTTTCATATTCCTACAATAAATGATAGATGTTTGTCAACTGGCACACATTTAGAACGACGAGTTGATTTAAAAACTGAAATGGTATTAACGCCTAAATACTCTGCTATAGTTAATGGAAAACCTTTAGGTGTAGATATGAAGAAATATGAAGCGGAAAAGGCTATTGGCAATTATTATCATGATGTTTGTCCAAATGATGCTTATACTTTTAAATGTATAACTGGAAAAGGTGTTACACACGTTTTTACTGATGTAGAATCTTTTGTTAATTTTGTAGGTGAATATGCTTTAGAGCTGAGAAATGAACGTAGGAAATTTACAACCGCGGTTGAAGATGTGTGTAAATCTTTCTTTGTCGAGAAACCAGTGGAAACTCCTCAAACTAATGCGTTTGCTGCACATATGGCTAAAAGCGAAACAGATAGTAGCTTCACAACTTGTGCGGAACACATTTGCGATTTCGATAATTGTGTTACGGATGAATTGTTTAGAAAGCATAGATATAATGGAACGCATACCTGTTTTACTGATTATATGGAGTGTTTTGAATATTATGAAGAATTATTGATAGAAAATGCTAATGAAGAGAAGAAAGAAGAGGGAAAATTAGGGATATTATCAGGTAAGTTACAGATACTAAAACGGATGTATATGAGATCTTATGAAAAATTTAAAGATGGTACTAGTATTATACTTAAGAAAATTAGAGAAAAATGTCCTCGATATGAGTGGTTTATAACTTTATTTGGAGTGTTAGGATTATCTTTTGGATTGTACGCTCTATATAATAATTACAACACTACAAAAGTTCCTGTAAATAATTATGTTAAACCTAGTGATAGAGCCAATGCGCAATCACATGAATCATCTGAACGGAAAATATTGCCCAAGAGACAAAGAGGGAAAAATACAAATATGCAAGCTCAAATGGATAACTGTGATAGTAATCAACTTAAGACTTTAATAAGTAATTCATCTTATAAATTAGTTATTTATGTTAATGTGAATGGAGTTGAAACTATTATGTCTTCAAATTCCATAATGAATTGGTGTGGAGAATTGTATTTAACTAATAAACATTTTTGGGATGCGTATTTAAAAAAGAAAGAACAATATGGACAGAATATTAGATTAGCTATGGTCTTTCCTAATACGACGCTAAAGAAAATATACCTGGATGATTCAACTATAATTTCTAAAGAGTTGAAATGGAGACATCTAGTAGACGCAACTTTTTTATATATACCAAAAGTTTGTATAGGGAAGGATTTAACCTCAAAATTTGTCAAGTTAAATTCAGATTTTTCTTATAATCATTGTGCTTTATTTGGACCTAGATCTATACACCATTCGTGCAAACCAGATTGCGATGTTTTTAAAACTACTCCAATGTATAAAATAGAAACATTGAAAGTGAAAAATACTGAATTGGTAGATCGGAATGAATTGGGGGAAGAAGATGTAACATTAACTGCAACAGTGAACGATCCAATAACTCATGTTGATCAAGTAACTATTTACAACGTTCCTGAATATTATTTGTATGAAGCTGAAACTAAAGCAGGAGATTGTGGAATGGTTCTAATGAACTTAGATATGAAGTCTAATGCGAAAATAATGGGTATACATTTTGGGGGTACCGATAATGGTTGTAATGATTTAGGTATTGCTATTCCTATATTTTATGAAGATCTTATAGAAGTTATGGAATATTTCAAAGTAATAGGAAAGACTATTACATATAAAAAAGTTGATGAAACATTCGTAAAATCTATATTACCAACGAGTGGATTTGCTGCACAAGCTTCCCAATTAGATTTGAATGTCGAAGGAACTACAAATGATTACACCACTATTAATGGAAAAGTTAGTAATTATTGTACTTTTATGAACACAGAGAATCGTATACAGAAGAGTGTGGCGTATGAAATGTTAGAAGAGGAATTGGGTCCAGCGACAACGAAACCGACACATCTAGGAAGATTCAAAAATAATGATGGAAATTATGTTAGTCCAATGTTATTAGGTTTGGGTAAATTAACAAGTTGTACAGGTTTAATTAATAATGAAGATTTCAAAACGATTCGACGTCATTTGTCAGATACTATAAATTCTTGGCATTCACCTTGGAATACATCCAATGCGAAAGTCTTAGATATATTAGAAGCTTTAAATGGTACAGATGGATTAAAACCCATAGATATTACAACTTCAGCAGGATTCCCATTTATTAAATTAGCACCAGACACTTCGAAAAGCCCATGGTTAATTATTACTGAGAAAGAGAATAAAGAAAAGTATTTTGAACCTTGTAGTGTTTTAACAGATATGGTGAATCATAGATTGGAAATGGCATCAAAAGGTGTTATAATACCAACGTTTTTTATTGATACTCTTAAAGCTGAAAGGCGTTTGATTGAAAAAGTTAATCAAGGAAAAACACGATTGTTTCAAGTTGGACCTCTAGATTTAACTTTGGGTTTGAGAATGTTATTTGGAGATTTTATAGCTCATTGTCAAAAAACTTTTTTAAATGGTGAAATGGCTATAGGAATAAACCCTGAATCTATAGAATGGACTGTTTTATGGAAACGATTATCAAGTAAGGGTAATAACTATTTATGTGGAGATTATTCAAATTATGATGCAAGTTTATCAAATCAATTGGGGACACTGGTATATAAAGTGGCCAACGATTTTTATAATGATTGTGATAGGAATAAACGAATTCGTAAAACTTTAGTTTTAACCCTATTTAATTCAGATCATCTAGTAGATAGATTATGGTTTTCATTTAGACAAGGTAATCCATCAGGCGATGCTTTAACGTCTATTGTGAATTGTATAGTTAATATGGCTTTAGTTAGATATAGTTATATGCGTAGAGTAGATAATACATTATCTTCTTTTCATGACAATATGGTTTGTAGTTTTTATGGTGATGATTGTGTGATCGGTGTGTCAGATTTTATAAAAGGAAAGTTCACTATGAAGACTTATGAAAGTGATATGAGTTTACTTGGTATAGTATATACATCAGCAACTAAAGGAGAAATTAAGTTAGATTATGTAGATAGTAATGATGTGACTTTTTTGAAACGAGGTTTTACTAAAGATGGTAGCATATATAGAGCAACTATGGATAGGGATGTGATATTAGAAATTCCTCGATGGTGTGAAGGGAGTTTGACAAATGCAAGAGATCAATTGGGACGATTTAATACTTCTTTACTGTATATGTCTAATTATGGGAAAAAGCAATTTGAAGAGTTACGACAGGTATATATTAAAGTTATTAAAAAATTAAATTCAGGAGAATATGTAGTGAGCGGTAATAATAAAGAAGAAGAAATCAATATGAATATGAAACTCACCGATTTGTTTACATATGAAAGAACTCAAATTATAATGTATTCTAATTTATTTGATCATAATCCAAAATGTAAAAACTGGTTTTAATAAATAGTTCGCGATCTTAATCACTTATGATTAGATAAAACATTAGTCAGATCTTAATTGTGTAAACAGGATATTTACATGATTATTGCTACTAATTAGCGCAGACCGTAAAGTCTTAAAATATATTTCCAAACTTGAGATATTTCTTAACTGGGAACTCTCATTTTATAATTCAGTTACTGATTGTATAAGAACGATATTTAAATATATAAGAACGTTTATAGCTCAATCACATGAACATGTTGAAAGAGTTATCAAAATAAATAGAACTAGG